AGCCAGATCAGGCTGAGCTTGGCAATCGCATCCCCCGTCCTTTCGATCTGTGCCGCATCGGTCGCGCTCACGGCCACCCCGAAGTCGCGCACGTCCTTGACCGCCTCTCGCAAGGTGGCAGGATCAATCCGCAAGAAGGCGAGCGCTGCCTTGTCGCCAAAGAGGTCCGAGGCCACGGCCGCGCGTTCCGCCTCAGGGACAAGTCGGGCCAAGGCCTCCTGGATCGTGACGATCCGTTCATCCAAGGGCAAAACCTGAAGATCCCGCGCCGAGAGACGCAACCGCTCCAACGCCCCAACAGCAGATCCTGAACCCAACGCGGCTTCAGACAGCCGCGTGGTCAGCTTCTTCGTCGCCTGTTCGATCTCGCCCAGTGAGACCCCGGCCAATTCACCCGCCAGGGTCAGGACCTGCAGGCTTTCCACCGATGTCTTCAGCGAGGCCGCCATGTCAGCCTGCGCACCAATCGTGTCGAGGCCCGAGCGGATCATCGCCACACCGGCCGCCGCTGCTGCGGCGGTCATCGCCGCAACAGCGATCCCGGCCTTTGTTGCAAAACCCGCAAGCCGCGTGTTCGCCCGCTCCATTTCTGAAGACAACCGACCAAAGCCCTTGGTGCCAGCCTCGCCGATTCCCTCAAGCTCGGCACGAACCTGACGGCCGCCTACAGCCGCAAGCCGGACAGAGATGCGTTTTTCGGCCATTGGGAGGACAGGTCCTGTTGATGAAGGTCAGTCGTGGTTTGCGGCGATCTGCGCGTTCACGCAGCGCACCATCACCGCCTCGACGGCGGGCAAGAGTTCTGCGATAGCGGGGGCCGGCACACCTAAGGCCGCACCAAGCGCAAAGGCCGCGTTCATGTCCCAACCGATCACCGCGCCGGGGACGATGCGAAGTTGGCCTCCCATGCGGCCGACCAGGTCCCAGACCTGCCAGCCCTCAAGTGTGAGCGGCTGGTTCAGTCGTGCAGGGCAGTCAGGGCAGACGGCTCCGCAGGCTGCGCAGTAGCTGTCGCCCCCGCCGAACTCCCACTCGGCACGGGCGATGAGGCGTTTTTTTCCGCGTCCAAGAGCAGGCCCTTCGCGACATAAACGCTCTGGAAGGCCTCAAAGATCGGCCAGATATCCAAAAGCGCGTCGATGGCATCAGGGCTTACCGGCAATGGCTCGCCCTCGGCATCCCCAATCCCCTCCCAGTCGAGGATCGCCGAGCGCGCCAGTGCCTTGGCCATCGCCAATGCCGCCTCCTCCGTCCTCGCCTCTTTCGGCAGGTCGGTAATCGCGGGGTCGCTGCGTGCCGCGACCATCAGCGCCGTGGTGAGCGGGCGAAGCTTTACGCGTACGCCGGGGGCGAGGTCGCACCAAAAGGGTGCGTTGGTGAGATCAAGTGTCAGCATGGGTGGGTGTCTCAGTAGGAAGCGACAGTGTTGACGAGGACGGCGGTACAAAGGCGCGCAGGACTTGCGGCCTTGGCCGCCTGCCATTCGAAGGTGGCCTGAATGCCCTGCGGCCCGGGGATTTCGATCCGAGGGCGCGGCAGGTAGACAGCATGGGCCGTGAAGGTGAAGCTGGCACTTGCCCCAAGGCTATAGGCAAAGACCAACTCACAAGGCGTGCCGTCCAGGGCTTGGGTGATGAGGGCGGTGTCGGCAAAGCGAACCTCCATCCGCCCGGTCAGGGACGCCATGCCGGGATCAGCGCCCTCGATCTTGCCGTCAGCGCGGATGGTCTCGATCCGATCGAGCCCGTTGGAATAGGTGACCTCCGCCGAGATGACATTGCCGAGCGGCGTCCCGTTGCGGGTAATGGATCCGTTGAAGTGGCCAAAGCGCTGCTGCGCCAGAGCCGTGGTCGTACCTGCAGCCGTTGCAGCGGCGGCGCTCTCCCCTTGCGCCACCAGCCGCGCGGTTGCGGTCAGAAGCCCTGACCGTGACATCTGCCAGCTTAGCTGATCGCAAACGCAGCCCGTGTACATCGCATAGCGCGGCACTTCGGGCATGCCCGTCTCGATCGCCATACTCGGCAGCGACCAGTTCCCCGACTGGAACGTGTGGGTCTTAGGCGTCGTGCCGGTGGTGGTAGGACCTCCGAAGGCGGCCTTCAGCCAGAGGCCAAAGTTCTCAACATCGATCGGTACGACGACATCGCCATCCGCCGTGACCGCATCCTTGATCGGGGCTAGTGGATCGCGCCCTTGGCCCAAGAGCTCCGAGGCAATCAAGGGCTGCTCGGACCCAAGCGTGGTGCTGGCAAAGGGCACCGTGCGGAACCCTGTCGCGGGCGCAGTGCCATAGACAGTCTCGAACGCCAGCGCCATTTGCGCCCGCGCCCCATGGGCTCGTGCCATCCTCTTTTCCCCTCTAAAGATTGATTGTGTTCACGGCGCAGCCTGCCATCTTCTCGACAAGGGTGCGGAATGAACAGATTATCGAGATATACGGCCGACTTGGCCGGGTCGCAGACGTCGCGTGGCCTTTCTTACGCTGCGGTCATGGCGACGTGCATTTCCATGATGCTCGCGCCCACATCGGCGACCGCCGAAGAGTTTTCAGGGACTGTGACGCGCGTCACAGACGGCGATACCTTCCATTTGAGCGGGGTCGACCCCGCAATCCGCGTGTGGGGCCTTGATGCTCCAGAACGTAATGAGCGTGGAGGTTCTGCCGCCACCCGGGCCATGCGCAGCTTGATCGGCGGCCAGCCTCTGACCTGTGTGCTCGTCGACATTGATCGCTACCAGCGCCTCGTCGGCCAGTGTTTCTTGCCAAATGGCCGCGACATCGCCGAAGCCATGATCTCCATGGGCGTCGCCACCGAATATTGCCGCTATTCTCGCGGCTTTTACGGCAATTGCTGAGCGAAGACACGCGTTTTGCAGCTCACCCGAGTGGGTCTGTCGTCGAATAATGCAGGATGACCGGGATGACTGCCGCTTTCAGGCTGGCCGCGCCTTCAACTGGCAGATCGACGGGCTGCGGTGCTTCGGCCTCGACCCAGTCGCAGAGCCCCTCCAGCGTGCGGCCAGCAGCAATGACGGCGCCGATGCTGGCGCAGAGGGCATCGAAGGTGGCGTCGCGGTTCGCGCCCTGCACAACTGCCTCGATTTCGGCGCGGTGCCGGTAGTGATAGGTCAGCGGCGACAGTGTCACTTCCGGCTCGCCGGGTTCACCGTCGCGCAAGATCATCAGCCCTGCGGGTGGGATGCGGTCCGGCAAGACCTCGCCCCGCAAAACCGGCACATGCGGGATCGTGCGCAACAGAACCGCCAGGGCGGTGAGGATGGTTTCTCGTTGTGTCACCAGCCCCTCCCTTCAATCCAGTTCGCAGCAATCGCACCGGGGATGCGCTTTACTGCGGTCTCGGCTGACCGTGACAGATCCAGCCGTTTGGTAAGTTTGACCTGCCGAACCAGCAGAAAGATTGGCACCGTAGCCATTCCGCGACCGGTTTTCGCGCGCGAGGCAACGCCAAGGCCGTGGCTGTTGAGCCTGCCCTCTGCCACCAGCAGGCTGGGACCACGCGATCGATAAACGAACCGCAGTTGCAGCCCACGTCGCTGTTCCCACTCTCTCGGTGTGATGCGACCACCCCGAGTAGACTTGCCAGCCGCTGCCGTCGGAATGGCCAGCCATAGGCCACTTTTTGAGCGAATGAGTGGGCCAGTTTCGTGTGCACCCACAATCATGGGAGCGTTGGACCAAACGAGGGCCGCCGCATTGAGGCTGGCCTTGCCCTTGGGGTATTGCGCCGATCGGATGGTGCGCGCCAAACGGTCCCCAAGGCCCGCACCGGTGATCTGGCGGCGCCAGTCTGACTTGAGGCCCGAGCTCGCTTCAAGGATTGCTGCCGATACCGCTCGCTCGCCCGCATTGATTTCCGCCTGCATCATTGCGACCAAGTTGAGATCAATGCCAAGCGTCAGTTTCATGCTGGGGTCACGCCGGGTTAAGGTCAATGCTCCAGATCAGCCGTTCGCGGTCACGGCGCGGCTCGCCCTGGATCAGGAAGGTCTCTTCCCCGATCAGGATCTGTTCCTGTGGGCGCGGATCAGGAATATCCACCACCCGAACGTCAATCCGGGTGGTGTCAGAAAGCAGCCGTGCCGACCCAAACTCTGTAATTTCGTCGGGACGTCGCAGAATGCCGCGCGCGCGGGTGAACTGCCCCTTACCATCCCGATGCCACAACTCGACCGAGATGTTGGGGTCGGTAAAAAGAACCCCCAGCGCGTCTGCAAAGGCGGTCATCAGGTCCGCCGCGCAGAGCGCAGAACCTGAGGACGGGTGCAGATCGGCAGCGGGTTGCTTTCAATCTCGAGCCGCACCCATTCGTCACGGTCGCGGTCTGGGATCATGCGCGCATAGAGCGGCAGGCCGAGCGTATTCACCGTCTCGAACGTGTCGGCGGGGGCGTAGTAGATCTCGAAGAGCCCCTCGACCCCCTCGGGGTAGAAATACGCCTTATCCGTCGGCACACCGAAACCGAGGCCTCCGCGATAGCGGCGGAAGGTAATGCCGCCGAAGCTGACCTCTTCGCCCACACGCCCGCGCAAATCGGCAGCGGCAGCGGTGTTGAGATAGGTCTCGCGCACCTCCTTGTGGGCAACGAGATCGGCGAAGAAGGCCGAGCCGCATTCGGCGCGCAATTGAATCTGCCCCGCAGCAAGACCGCCGAGGCTGTCCTCGACGCTTTCGATCAGCGCCTGGCAGCGTTTGCGCAAGGCGCCCGAGGCGGGGGTCGCGTTGTCGAGGTCGAAGTCAACCTCCGCGGCCGGCGTGATGCCGAACTCGGTGTAGTAGTTGACGACCGTGGCCCCATCCTTGGGGTCCTTCACCACGCCCTGGATGCCGTTGAAGAGGTGGAACTCGAAGGTGGCTTCCGCGTCGTTGCGCAGGCGACCCATCTTGCGGGCTACTTCGGTTTGCACCTGCTGGGTCGCAGTCTCGGAACCGAAGTCGCGGATCGCCTGGATTTCGGAGGCCCAAAGCACGTCCTGCTTCTTGAACTGACGGCAGACGAAGGCGCGCATGTCGCGCCGCTCAGGCACTTGGCTCTCATAGGCCGAGCCACGTTCTGAGAACGGGATCAGCGACAGTGTGCCATCGCGGCTTTCGATCATCACGGTGCGTTGGCGCACGCCACGCGATCCGAAGAGGCCTGCACCCGACAGGATTGCCGGTTTGAACGGGATGTTTTCCAGAGCCCGGGTGAGCTCGATGATGCTGAAGGCGTCGCCCTCAAAGATGTCCATGGTTGCCATGGGTGTGTCCTTTCAGTGGAAGGGTCAGCGCAGCACGATGCCGAGCGCAGCGAGGGAGGTGGTTGCAGTCGTGATCTGCGCCTCGGTCGCGCCCGCAGGCCAACCGATCTGGTGTCGGCTGACGATGGCAGGGCCGCGCAGTACGACGACACCAGAGGCATCGGCGGCTGACGCGTCAACGCCCGCCCAGAGAATGCCAGCGGCATTCTGACTGCCGTTCGTCGCCGCCGGTGCGAGCCCGGTGTATTTACCGCCCGTGGAGATCTTTCCGAGAACGGTCCCAGGCTCGAGCTTTCCAGCACCGGAAGTGATGGTGACGGTTTCTCGGGTGTAATCGCGCAGGACTTCCCAGACGAGGAAGCCGCCCGCGTGTTTGCCTTCAGTGAGCGTGGTCATGGACGCTTATCCTTTCGTCTTGAAGGTGCGGGCGATGACCTCGCCCCAGGGATTTGTGGTGGCCACCCGCCCGGGCTGGGCATGCGCAGCGGTGATGTCGGGAGTTGCCTCGGCCTTTGCCGCCAGAAGCAGGTTGCGGACCTCGTCCAGGCTGGCATCCTCTTCGAGGAATCGCCCAGCCATCTGCGGCTGGCCTGCAAGGCGACAGAGATCGATCACGGCCCGTGCATGGGCGATGGCCTGGGCGCGGATCCCGACGGCATCCGAGGCCATTAGATTATCGTCGCCCGAAGGCGGTTCTTCAGGTTCAACCTTTGCGAGGTCAGGCTGGGTGTTGGCGTCGGCAACACGCTCGGCCTGCGGCTCCGGGATTGCAGGCTCATCGGGTTCACTTGCCGCGTCCACCACTTCCGGCGGGGCGTTGCGGAACCGCGCCACATCAAAGGACGCGGCGAGTTTCACCGGCTCGGCGATGCGATCGATAAACCCGAAATCCAGTGCGTCTTTGGCATCGAGCCAGGTCTCTGCCGCCATCAGAGCGGCGATCTCGTCATCCGGCTTTCCAGACTTAGACGCATAGCCTTGGATCAGGCTGCCCTTCACCTTGTCGAGCGCCTCGGCCGTTGACCGCATATCCTCGGCCGTGCCCATGACCAGCCCCGAGGGGTCATGGATCATCAGGAAGGCGTTTTCCGGCATGACGATGGTGTCACCTGCCATGGCGATATAGCTCGCCGCTGAGGCCGCGATCCCATCGATCCAGACGGTGATTTCACCCACATGGCGTTTGATCGCGTTGTAAATTGCGACAGCATCAAAGACCGAGCCGCCAGGGCTGTTGAGGCGCAGGTCGATCGCCGCATCGTCGGGCAGCGCGCCCAGCTCTGCCAGAAAGCCTTTCGCCGTGACGCCGTAAGCGCCGATTTCGTCATAGATCAGCACTTCCGTGCCTGACGCGCGGGCACGGATCGAGTACCAGGATTTCATGAGTTTACTCCTGCTGCGGTGTCGTGGACGACCCGCTGCCGTCCTCGTTGGGGGTATTCGGGTCAGGGATCCCAGTTGGTGTGGCGCGCGCGCCCTGCGTCTCGCCGGGACTGGCGCGATAGGTCAGTCTCAGATCAGATGCGCGCTTGGCATCCGCTGCGTTCTCGCGATCAACCTCTTCGATGTCGTAGCCGGTGGCCTCGACCACCTTGCGCCGCGAGGTTAGCCCGGCCTCCATTGCCAGCACCTGCGCTTGAATGTCCTTCAACGGATCCACCCAATCCCACCGGGGCGGGATCCAT